CCGCAAGCTCGATCAGGCGTGGCAGGCTCGGCAGGACAAACAACGCCGTCAGAGGCAACCCAAGCCTACGGCTACCTCGCCCGCCTCTTTAAAGAAGTAGCACCGCAATGCTCCCCGCTGCCGACGCTCATGGGGCTCTGCACGCAGATCGATAACTACATCGCCGGTATTCGGAATAAGGGCTAGAAAGTTAGGAGCATCGGGCAATGGCCGACAAAGCAGCAACCGAACTGTTCGGCCCTGACGTGATCGTCTTGGCTGTGCTTCTGCATCTTGCGGAGCGCACAAAGGGATTTGACGATGGGCCGTTCCGATCTGGATGGGAGGCGGCGATAGAAGAAGCTGGCGCGTATATCGACAGTATGGCCAAGGACGGAGCCGACACGATGCAAACTCTCATGGAGCAAGTGGTCGGCCTGATGAATGGTTCATACGTTCTGATGGAGAAACCGCGCGGCCCTCTCGGCATCGTTCAGAACGAACCCAGCAAATCATAGGAGCCGATCATGTGGCTTTGCAAAATCGGTCTGCACATCTGGCGCTTCATCGAGGTAAACCGCAACGTCAGCGGTAACCCGCGAACGCACTCCTGCATTCGCTGCGGCAAGCAGATGAGGGTCGAGAAATGATCGAGCCATCCATCATCGTACAGACTGCTGACTGTCACTCGGACGCGGAGAAGCGCGCATGGGTCCAGCGGCAAGTTGATTACGGCAGGGAACGTGGTGTGGTGCTCGGGCGGGTGACAGCGCACGACGAAATTCAAAATTTGATTTTGTATGAAGGGTGGACCGAACATCCTGGACTTGAACAGGGAAAGCCACGTTTCCAATTTACGCCGAACAAATTATAGGAGCCATCAGCTATTCGAATTCAACGCCACGCCGATCATCTTCATATAAATCTCCCGATCGCCGACATTTATCATGGCTGGCGTCGGCTCTCGCATGGCCTCAATAACTGCACGGACAACATCACGCGGGTCAACAGTTGTGCCCCCCGCAGTTTGAATCGAAAGAACTGAGATAATACCGGCGATATGGTCAATCATTGGTCGGTCCTCGACTGGTTTAGTAAAACATCTAGCTTGTGGCGGTCGTTATCGACCATTATCAACACCGCGGCAACGCTCTCAGGAGGCCCATAGCGCGCCCAACGCTGGCCAGTGCGCTTCGACATGCCAAACACCTGGCCGGCCATCTGCTGGGTCAGCCCTAACCGCCTAAGCGCGTATTTATACGCTTTCGGCGTCATCTTCGAAAACCCCAATAAGCCACCCGGCAGTGTTTTAAGCAATAAGACTTTTCTTTGTGAACTTCGCCGCCGCAATACATCATGTCCGCACCTGTTCCAGATACCGGCCATCGACATGTCGCGTTCGTCAAATCCATGAGGGTAATACCACCCGGTATGTGCACGACAGGCACCGGCTCTGGGCGCGGTTTGAACATCCGTTGTATTCGGTCCCACCCTTTGCGGCGCCAGCTTCCGAATGGGGAAAGTGGCTTGTGGCTTTTCACACGCGCCTCTTTTGTGCGGGACAAACCCAGTCTCTTGGCGCGGCCAATGACAGCGTTCTTTGTTATATTCAGCATTTGTGCTATTTGTTTTGCGCGCATTTTGTTGTAATGTTCAATGATAACAGCGTCCTGTTCAGCGCCCCAAAACCTCATTGATAACGCCCTCCACTTCGGCCTTTAAGGCGGAATTCTTTTGCATTCTGGCGATTGTCTTGCGGCAGCCATTTAACACCGTGGAGTGATCGCGGTTGCCAAGGCGTCGACCGATCTCAGGATACGACCATTTTTTCACGGTCTTAACGACGTAAAAGAGGATCCACCGCGCTCGCACAACCTCTGTACGGCGGTCATCTTGCAATAATAAATGCTCAAAAATGCCGTAACGGGCGCTCACGACACTAATGCAGCGTTTTAAGGTGACCATCGCGCCCGGCGCTAAAGGGTACATGATTGGAACAGCCTGATCTTGTTTGACGACAACCGGCTTGGGCTTTGTCGCCAACGTCGGTACAGGCTTCCGGTTTTCCCGCAAGGCCCGCAACCGCATGACCGCAGCGCGCTGGTTCGATGTGATTTCGTGAATGGTCATCGTGTGTCCTTACGCTTGGTTGCAATGTACTGCCATTGATGGTCATGGCGTTTTTGGGTCAGTTCAATTCTTTTTAACATCTGAAGTTGCATTGCAAAGTCGGCCACTGCGTCAATCTCAACTTTGTTTTTATTGACCAATTTGTCCCGGTCATACGCAAGCGACCCAGTGGCGTAGACCCATGATTCGCCTGGCGCTGCTTGTTGATACGCAGAATCAAACTGCGCGACCGTCATGTGTTCCGTCTTGCCGGTTAGCATTTTATGCTGCCTTGTAAATAATGTGACGAACCAGTTCCACGCCGGTTTGGTCTTGGGCTTGTTTTAAGATGCGCCCCCAAACCCGTTGGCCGTTCTCGTCGCCGTTTAGCTGTGCTTCGAGATAAGCGTTGAACGCTACGGCAAGCTTCTTGGCTGCGTTGGGCGTAATCATGCGGCCACCTGCCAAGTTAGCGACGCCTTGTAAGTGCGCGCGACCTGCCAAGCCGTGCGAAGATGGCTGGCGAAACAGCGGGCGTACGTGTAGGTGCCGCGATCCTCGTCATGCGAGAAGTCAGCGCGGGCATGCATATGCGCAATCTTGACGATCGCCGCGAGATTGTATTCGCCGGTTGTTGTAATGCAGTCGTTCCAGTGCATAATGTGTCTCCCAGTTTTGTTGAGGCCGCCGCCCCGGTGTTTAGTAACTAATTACATAAACCGCCGCCAGCAGAACCGCTGCGCATCCAAGGATAAGCGCCCCGGCAACGATGTCGTGGATGATGGCTAATATGATGAGCATGCCGCATCCTTCGCCGCGTTGACCTCATCAACCGTCATGCCAGCAGCGATCTGTTCTGCCAGCTCTACGGCGCGGTTAACCTGGTCCTGCGTTTCGGCAACGAGGGCCAGTTTCAAGCAGGATGTTAATGCTGAAATGTTGGTCATGGTGTGTCTCCCTTTGTGTTCGCCCATTTTGTATACGCCATGATGGCGTATGTGTAAAGCGGTAATTTGGGTCCAAATAACGATTTGGGTCCGGCGGGAGGGGTAGGAAAACCCGTCACACCCGTCATTTGGCGGCGGGTCCAACCCAAATAACGATTTGGGTCCGGCGCAACAAGCGCAATGCGGTTGTTGCTTTGCGGCGACTACGTCGGAAACCTCAGATGCCCTCACCCCCAAAAACATCTCCAGCCATACACGGCATACCATATCTAGTGGGTATGGCCACTTATGGCACAAGATATAGAAAATTCCGGTGCGGAGTACATCTTGGAGCGTCGTAAAAAGATCAGATGTTGTTTTTTTGGTTAAATTATTGATATTATTGTATAATAAAGTAACATCGTCGTACATCGGTACATCGTAAGATATAAGACTCTTATATATATTTCTATATCTAATACCTTCTGATTTTTTGTTAATTTGTCTCTTTCTAAGACGATGTACCGATGTACTATGGTTTTCAGGGTATAACCCTTTGATATCATTAAAGAAAAGTGTATCGTAGACGATCAGATGTTACTATTTGAAAATATTGGAAATTCTTTAATTAAAACAAATACTTAGTTAATCTGAAACGGGCCTCACGGGGTACTATTGGCCCCGGACGGGCGGTTTGTAGGGGGAAGCCTATGGGAAGCCTATGGGAAGCTATGGGAAGGTCGCTGGTGCGTTTAAATGGTAGTGGTGCGGCATGGGTAGCGGGGACGGATAATGGCGGCGCTATGAGGGGGCGTCCGCTACGGAAAGGGCTTGACATGGACCGTGGGGACTATATGTTGTGGTCAGCCACAGAGCGGCGCTCGCTCATAACGGCTTACCGGCCCAGTTCGTCCCCCGCGCGCGCCGCTCGTGGCACAACTGGATATTAGGCTACCGATGTCGCTCCTCTGGGAGCACGTTGACCAAAAGTACGCAGTAGGCTGGCGATATGCCGGCGAGCCGTGTTCAATCAAACGATTGGGCAAGGTTTTTGGCGTTGTAAAAGCCGTTCATATCAACGTGTCAGGCACGGACATCGTTCAAATCGGCGACTTCAAATGCGCGTTTGAAAACGACATGCTCAAAGGCGTGGGCCTAGGCGTGGGGTGCGCGTGATGGAACAAGGAAAAGTTGGCACTATAAAGAAAACCAGCGGGCGAAAGCCATATGAGCCAACCGACAAGGACCGCAAGCAGGTTCTCGCCATGTCAGGCATCGGCTTAACCCACGATCAAATCGCAAAAATCATGGGCATCTCCGACGAGACGCTCCGCAAATATTACCCGGACGAACTTGATACCGGCGTGTCCCGAATGAACGCAATGGTCGGACAAAACCTATACAGCATCGCAACGTCGCAAGGACAAGGCTCAGTCGCCGCCGCAATCTTTTGGATGAAAACCCGCGCTAAATGGCGCGAAACGGATCGCACCGAAATAACCGGCGCAAACGGCGGCGCAATCCAAATAGAATCGCAAACGATCGACGCTTCAAAGCTGGACGCCAGCCAACGCCAGGTTTTGCGCGAAGCCCTCATCGCAGCCAAGGATAAAATGGCCGATGCTGATTGAGGCGCCCGCAATCATCCACATGGACGGCATGGCGATCAACGCCAATAGCTCCCTGCAGGAGCTGGACCGCATGGATTGCGAAGAAAGCCTCTATGAATTTCTGCGCCAATCATGGCAGTGGATGGACCCGACACCGTTTGTTGACGGCTGGGCACTCGAAGCAGTCGCAGACCATCTGCAGGCCGTGTGCGATGGATCAATCCGCAGGCTGATTATTAACATCCCGCCGCGTATGGGAAAAAGCACAATTACCAGCGCGGCATTCCCCGCATGGGTATGGGCGCAACGCAATTCGTCGCCGACCAGTGGCCCGTCCGTTCAATTCCTGCACGCTTCATACGCACAGCAATTGTCTCTGCGTGATAGCGTCAAGTGTCGCCGGCTGATCGAAAGCCCGTGGTATCAATCGTTATGGGGCGACAGGTTTCATCTGCTTGGCGATCAGAACACCAAGTCTCGCTTTGACAACGATCAACGCGGATCGCGCCTATCAACCTCAGTTGGATCAGCCCTGACCGGAGAAGGCGGGTCAATCATCGTGGTCGATGATCCCAATGCGGCGCAAGAAGCATTCAGCGACGCGACAATTGAATCAACGATTGAATGGTGGGACAGCGCGCTGTCAACGCGCCTTAACGACCCAAAGACTGGTGCCTTTGTNGTGATCCAGCAGCGCCTGGGCGAAGAAGATTTGACCGGCCANATTCTGTCAAAGGCGGTCGGCGATTGGACGCACTTGTGTTTGCCGATGAGGTTTGAACCAGAACGATCTGCGGTCACGTCGATCGGGTGGCAGGACCCGCGAACTGAAAACGGTGAGTTACTCTGGCCGGAACGATTCGGCGAGGAAGAAGTCGCCATGCTTGAGCGCCAGCTTGGGCCGTGGGCGGCAGCGGGACAGTTGCAGCAATCGCCTCAGCCCAAAGGCGGCGGTATCTTCAAGCGTGACTGGTGGCAGCTCTGGCAGAGCCCGGATGACAGTTTCCCACCGATGGAATATGTGCTTCTTAGTGCGGACACTGCGTATACTCAGGATCAGGCCAATGATCCAACAGGATGCACCGTCTGGGGCGTCTACCGGGAGAAGGGCGCGCCGCGTATCATGCTGCTCAACGCATGGCGCAAGCACTTAGAACTCCATGGCGTTTATGAACCCCGCCTGGCCGACGAAACAACGGCATCCTTTGTCAAGAGGACACAAAAATCTTGGGGCTTGATCGAGTGGCTGGCTCATACCGCCCGCAAATATAAAGCCGATCGGCTGATTATCGAAGGCAAGGCGTCCGGTTTGTCTGTCGCGCAGGAAATCCGCCGCTTGCACGGCACCGAGGGATGGGGCGTTCAGATCGTGCAGCCGACCGGCGATAAGGTCTCGCGGGCGCACGCCGTCCAACCGATCTTCTCGCAATTGCTCGTGTCGGCGCCCGACAAAGAATGGGCCGAAATGGTGATAAGCGAAATGGAGAGTTTTCCTAAGGGTCGGTACAAGGATCTAACCGATAGCGCCACACAAGCCCTCAAGTTCCTGCGTGAAACCGGTCTGATAGTCCACCGCCATGAGGCCGACTACGAACTTACAGAATCGCTCCGCCATCGGGGCGGCTCATCCCAGCCGCTTTACCAGGTGTAACCAATGGCCGACAATCTCTGGAACCTGGGGTCAACCGCCGGCACGCCAGCACCCGCAGGCGAAGACATCGTCATTGAGATCGAGGGCAACGCCGTGTTGCCCGATGGCGGCGTCACAGAACTAGCAGACGGTGGCGTCACCGTTGACCTGTCGCCCGAAGTCGACGACAAGCCGACCGCCCATTTCGACAACCTCGCCATGAAAATGGACAGCAATGAACTGTCTCGCATTGCGGGCGAACTCGTTGATGCTATCGATACCGACGATCAGTCCCGCGCCGAGTGGTTAAGCACTAGAGCTAAGGGCCTAGACCTGTTGGGGCTCAAGCTCGAAGACGCCAAGGGCGACGTCGGCAGTACCTCGGCACCCGTCGAAGGCATGTCGGTCGTTCGTCACCCGATCCTGCTCGAAGCCGTCCTGATGGCGTGGGCCAACGCCCGCGCCGAACTGCTGCCCGCGCAAGGCCCGGTTAAAGTCGTCGATAGCGGCCAGCGTTCTCCAGAAGGCGACATCCTCGCCGATTGCTTGGAGAAAGACTTCAACACGTATTTGACAGTCAAGGCGCGCGAGTATGTGCCCGACACCGATCGTATGTTGCTAATGACCGTATTCGGTGGATCGGGCTTTAAGAAAGTTTATGCCGACCCAATGCGGCGCCGACCTGTGTCCGAAAGCATCGACGCCGCCGACCTCATCGTCAACAACGCCACGACCGACCTGCGCAACGCTGGCCGCATTACGCANCGCATCAANATGCGCCCGGCTNTCATGAAACGCATGAAGTTTCTCGGCGTTTACCGTGATGCTGATCTCACGCCGCCGTCAGTAGAAACCAACGTCGTCGAGCTCAAGGAAGCCAGCATCGAA